CTGCAGGATTTCGAGAGGCTGTTCAGGTGTGCTCCTCGGTGGTCGGCAGGGATCGCAGCCGGTTCATCCTCACCTGCATTCACCTCCACCCAGAGTGGATCGAGGCCACCGACCAGTTTCAGATCCTCCGCCATCCTCTGGCTACCGGGCTGGAGAAGCCCATGCTGGTTAGAGGTTCTGCGATGGCAGACATAGCAAAGTCGGAGGTGGTAGAGTTTGCCGAGTCGGCCGAGTGGCTGCACTTCCGGGCAAAGGACGGTCCAACATTCTCGTGCCGCCGTTATGGGCAGAAGTTCCCGGAGCTGTCCAGGTTCTTGGAGGTAGACGGAGTCGAGATGAAGCTGCCAGATGAGCTGGCCGCTGAGACGTCCAGGGCATCCGTGTTCATCGAGCCGGAGGGAAGCATGACCGTGGAGCTGAGGCCCGGCAGGATGAGGCTGACCGGTCGCGGGCAGTCTGGGTGGTACAGCAAGGTCAGCGACTGCAACTATGCCGGGGACTCGCTGAAGTTCTTGATCGCCCCCAAGCTGTTGGCAGATATTGCCAACAGGGGCCAGAAGGTCGTAGTGGCCGAGGGGCGGATCAAGGTGGCCACCGACGGGTGGACCTATGTGACATGCACGGGGAAGGCCGACGACTGATGGAATGGCGATCGAGCGACGGTCGGGTGATCTTGCTGCTCGGGGATTCTGTCGAGATGATTCCGAGGCTGAAGGAGTTGGACGTGGCCGCTGTGGCGACCGACCCTCCATACGAAAGCTGCGAAGATACTTCGAGGTTGCCAAGAATAGGTTGGAAGCCGAGCTGAGGAAACTATCACCCATTTTCATGCTGGAAGAAGGATGCTGGGATTCTTCGATCTGACCGAAGCCGGTTCGTCTCCGTCTGTCGCCGCATGCGGATCGTGCGGCCTCTGCCGGGGGTGCTGCAGCCCTAAGATGCCGGTCAGCGGGGACGGGCGGCGGAAGGTCCTGATCGTGGCCGAGGCCCCCGGGAGGGTAGAGGACGAGGAGGGGGTTCAGTTCATCGGCAACAGCGGGCAGCACCTGCGTCGGTGCCTGCGACGGATCGGAGTGGACGTGGACCGGGACTGTTGGAAGACGAATGCGGTGATCTGCCGCCCGCCGAACAACGAGGTGACGAGCAAGCACGTGGAGTGCTGCCGGCCGAACCTGCTGAGAACCGTGGAGGAGCTGGAGCCGGAGAAGATCGTGCTGATCGGCGGGTCGGCCGTGGAGTCGCTGTTCGGCCTGCGCTGGAGGAAGGGAGAACCGCTCGGCGGGATCGGCCGGTGGGTCGGGTGGAAGATACCGGATCGGCGGCTGAACGCCTGGGTGTGCCCGACGTGGCACCCGGCATACCTGTTGCGAGAGAAGGACCCGGTGTTGCAGCTTTGGTTCGATCGGCACCTGGAGGCCGCGTTCAAGCTGGAGGGCCGGCCGTGGCCCGGAGCCGAGCGGGACCTGAGGAAGGATGTGGAGGTCTGCTTCGACGCGGATCGAGCCGCGGCCTTGCTGGATGAGCTGGTGGAACAGGATTCGGACCTGCCGGTGGCATTCGACTACGAGACCAACATGCTGAAGCCGGACGGCGAGGACGCCCGGATAGAGAGCTGTGCCGTGGCGATGCAGTTCCCCGAGGTTGGCAGGCCGACGGCCCTGGCATTCTCGTGGTTGGAGCCCGCCGTCGGGGCGATGGGCAGGTTGCTGCACGGTGATTGTCCCAAGTGGGGGTGGAACATCAAGTTCGAGGAGCGCTGGACCAGACGGGCGTTCGGCCAGGGCGTTCGCAGGTGGGAATGGGACGGGATGCAGGCGGCCCACGCGCTGGACAACAGGCCGAAGATCACATCGTGCAAGTTCCAGGCATTCGTCCGGTTGGGCATAGACCCGTGGGACTCGGCCGTGCGTCCGCTGCTGGAGGCCCGAAGGAGCAACGAGAGGAACAGGATCGGGGAGGCCGACATGGAGCAGCTGCTTATGTACAATGGCATGGATGCTCTGTGTGAGTGGTGGTTGTGTGATTTGCAGAGGAGAGAGATGGAGGAGCTTTCGGGAGCATGAAGCCAACCATTGTCGATGCATACCGATTGATGCATGACGGAGCCCTCGCCCTGGCCAGGGTGGAAGAGGCTGGTATCTGCGTGGATGTTGCTCGGCTCGACGAGACGATCCGTGATGTCGGCGAGAGGATTGAGGGGCTGGAGTCTGAGCAGAAGAGTGACGAGGTGTGGTCGGCATGGCGGCGGAGGTTCGGGGCCAAGGCGAACATGGGCAGCCGCGACCAACTGACGAAGGTGGTCTACGATGAGCTGGGGCACAAGCCGGAGGGCACGACCAGGCTGGGTAAGCGTGCGAAGGCGGATGTGGAGTCGCTGTCCAAGATCGACCTGCCGTTCGTCCGCCGATTCTTGGAGGTCGAGAAGCTGAAGAAGCTGCGATCGACCTACCTGATGGGTGTGCTCCGCGAGGTGGTGAACGGGCTGCTTCACCCGTCGTTCAACCTGCACCTGGTCCGGACGTACCGGAGTAGCAGTGACAGCCCGAACTTCCAGAATATCCCAATCCGGGATGAGGAGGTCGGGGCGATGATTCGCAGGTGCTTCGTGCCACGCCCTGGGCACGTGTTGGTGGAGATCGACTACAAGGCGCTGGAGTTCCGGGTGTGCGCCTGCCACTGGCGGGATGAGGCGATGGTGAGGTATGCCAGCGACCCGGCCCTGGACATTCATCGGGACATGGCGAAGGAGCTATACTTGCTGGACGGTCGGTGCAGCAAGGACGAGATGAAGCGGGCCAGGTTCCATGCGAAGAACAGCTTCGTCTTCGCCACGTTGTACGGGAGCTACTGGAGGAACACCAGCCGGTCGTTGTGGAAGAATGCAGTCAGGTTGACCGCGGGCGGGGAGCCCATGCAGAGTTGGTTGGAAGAGCAAGGGATCGAGGGGTTGGGGGATCAGAACAGCCGGAAGGGATCGAGGCCGGGAACATATGGGCATCACGTCGAATCGGTGGAGCGTCGGTTTGGCGAGAGGTTCCCGGCGTGGAGGGACAGGAAGGAGCGTTGGCTGGAGCTGTACCGGAAGCGGGGCTGGTTCAAGACGATGACCGGGTTCGTCTGCTCCGGTGTGTATAGCAGGAATGACTTGTACAACTATCCGATCCAGGGGCCGGCGTTCCACTGCCTTTTGTGGTCGCTGATTCGGCTGGTGCGATGGCTGGGCAAGAGCGGGATGAGGAGCCGGATCGTCGGGCAGATTCACGACAGCATACTGGCCGACGTGCATCGGGATGAGCTGGCAGACTACGTGGCCGAGGCCCGGCGTACGATGACCGAGGACATCCGGTCCGCCTGGCCCTGGATAATAACTCCGCTGGAGGTCGAGGTCGAGGTTGCCGAGGATAACTGGTTTGGGAAGAAGGTATATGAGCTCAACTGAAGAATTGCCGAGGAAGTACAGGCCGACCAAGTTCTCGGACGTGGTCGGGCAGCCCCAGGCCGTCACCTTGTTGCAGCAGGCGGGCCGCGAGGGGCGCGTACCTCACTACTTGCTGTTCACGGGGCCGAGCGGGTGCGGGAAGACGACGCTGGCCCGGATAATGAAGGACAAGTTGAGGTGCTCCGACCTGGACTGGACGGAGTTGAACACGGCAGACTTTCGTGGGATAGATGCCGTGCGAGAGATCAGAGATCGGGTCAACCTGGAGCCTATCGGCGGGAAAAGCCGGATATGGTTGGTGGATGAGTGCCATGCACTGACGAAGGATGCTCAGAACGCCTTTCTCAAGATATTGGAGGAGCCTCCGGCTCGTGTGTATTTCTTCCTATGCACGACCGAGCCTCAGAAGCTGCTGCCGACGATGGTCACGAGGGCGACCGAGATCAAGGTCTGCTTGCTCAAGCTGCAAGAGATGAGGGAATTAGTCAACAGGGTCGCCGCGGCCGAGGCCCTGAAGTTGGGCGATGGTGTTGCTGATGCGATCGTGGAAGCGGCTCAGGGAAGCCCGCGCAAGGCGCTGGTGCTGCTCGGGCAGGTGGTTGGTGCAGAGGGTGAGGAAGATCAGCTCGCCCGCGTGTCCGCGGGCGTGTCGAGCAGCCAGGCGATCGACGTAGCCCGGTTGCTTATCAAGCCGAACCCGTCCTGGTCCGAGGTGGCGAAGCTGTTGAAGGAGTGTGAGGACGAGCCGGAGACGGTCCGCCGCGTGGTCCTGGGCTACTGTAAGTCGGTTCTGCTCGGTGGTGGGCAGTTGGCCAAGCGGGCATATCAGATAATACTTTGTTTTGAGAAGCCTTTTTACGATTCTGGCCAGGCGGGGTTGGCGGCTTCGTGCTATGAAGCCATATTCAGGAGGGATTGATGGGCGGGAAGGTATAATAAGGGAAAGGAAGAGACCGGATGAAAGACAGAGATGAAGTTGGGCTGGAATTGCACCCGGACCCGAACGAGCTGGACCGTTGCTGGGTGGGGCAGACTCGCATCAGGTTGGCCTACGGGTTCGAGCGCGCCGACGCCCGGCGGGAGTTGGCTCAGGCCAAGGCCGACCTGGAGGTGACGGAGAGCGAGCTGAAGCGGGCCGTCAGGGAGGACCCGGGAAGGTTCGGGATCGCCAAGGTGACGGAGGACGCGATCAAGTCGGCCGTCCCCGTGACCGACGAATATCAGGCCGCCCGTCAGAAGGTGATCGACTGCCAGCATGAGGTGGACGTGCTGGACGCGGCCCTGGAGGCGATCGACGATCGGAGGCACGCCCTGGAGGACCTGGTGCGGTTGTTCCTGGCCGACTACTATGGCAAGCCGAAGGCCCCGGAGGGGGCAAGGGAGGGATTGGAGGAGGCCGAGATGTGGGCTACGAGGCGGAGGGGCAGGAGGGAGGCGGCTTCGGAATGAACGCCCTGTGCGGCATCTTGTTCGTGATCGTGGTCGTGCTGGCCCTGCCTCCGCTGGTCTATCTGTGCAGCAAGCTGGCGACGGCCGGGTATTATCGAGGCAGGCATCTTTACGAGAAGTGGAGCAGGGATCGTGAAGCTGACGATTGAGGTGGAGGTTCTCAAGCTGAAGAGATGCGGGCTTCTGAGCGGCATGGCTCAGGAGTTTCCGTGCTCGTTTTGCGGGGAACCGCTGGGGAACCGTCCCTGGGGCCTGGCCTGGGTGAGGGACGAGAAGGGTGAGAGGGGAATGCGTTTGTGTGGGCGATGCTTGCTCCTGGCCAAGGGCCAGGAGCCGAAACCAGAACTGTGGAAGGAGAAGCAATGACAAGAGATCGGGAGCGAAGGGAGCGGGCGGGGTCGGCCCGGAGGGATGCCAACATCGGGTCGGGCGGCGGGCTCAGCACGCTGAACCTGCCCGAGGGCCTGGACCTGTGGCGTCCGAAGGTCGGGGTCTACCGGATGGATGTGCTGCTGTTCAAGGCGGGCGAGGGTAACTTGGGTGCCGAGCCTGGTAAGTGGTATTACGAGCGCACGTTCTGGATTCACGGCGGCGTGGGACCGGATAACCTGTCTTACGTGTGCCCGGCCAAGACGCTCAAGCAGCGGTGCCCGATCTGTGAGCGCCGGGCAGTGCTGGCGAGGGACCCAGACAGCGACCCGGACCAGCTCAAGGCTCTGCGGCCCAGGCAACGGCAGATGTTCTTACTGCACGTCGTCGGGAAGGATGAGGAGGACGAGGGCAAGATCGTCTTGTACGAGGCCAGCTTCAAGGCGTTCGGCGAGCTGCTGGACGAGATCAGGCGGAATGCCGACGACGATGAGACGCACATCATAGACTTCGACGACCCGGAGCGAGGCAGCGTGCTCAAGGTCGCGTTTCACGAGCAGGACATCGGGATGTCGAAGCCGTGGATCAAGTGCTACCGGATCGAGTTCAAGGCGAGGACCAAGCCTCTGTCAGAGGAGCTGCTGGAGCACGGGTACTGCCTGGACAATATGGTCCGGGTTCTGCCCTACGACGAACTGAAGAGAATCTACTTCCAGGAGCCGGAGGTCGAGGAAGGGAAGTCCAAGGCTGCAGTCGAGGATGATTGGGGCGAGCCGCCGCCGAAGAGGGCCGAGAAGCAGGAGAAGAAGAAGCCTGAACCAGACGACGATTGGGACGAGCCCCCGCCGAAGAAGGCCGAGAAGAAGCCCGAGCCTGAGAAGGAGCCTGAGAGGAGGATCGAACCCGTCAAGTTCAAGGTCGGGGATCGGATCAGGCACCGGAGGTTGGGCCCGTGCAAGGTGGTGAAGGTCAGCCCGGACGGGACGTCTCTGGCCGTGAAGGACGCGGAGGGGGAGGTTCATCGACCGGTGGACGCGAACGACTGCCGCCCGCTGGAGGCGGCCAAGTCGGACCCTACGGCTGGCAGCTCGAAGAGTGCATCTGGTGCGGAGAAGAGCACCGGCCAGGCCCCGAGTGGTGTGGGCAAGACGACATCCCATTCTGAGCCGGACGACGATTGGGACGAGCCCCCACCGAAGAAGGCCCCGGCGAAGGAGAAGGCCACTAAGTCGGACGACGATTGGGACTGATGTGCTATGAGCAAGCGATCTGATGAGATCAAGCGAAGCCTCAGCAGGGAACCGGGGGATGGAGCCCCCGGCATGTTGCTCGGCACGGGGAGCACGATGCTGAACTTGGCCATGTCGGGCGATCCCGCCGGGGGATTCCGAACGGGTCACTACTATCTGTTCTGCGGTGACAGCAACAGCGGGAAGACGTGGTTGGCGATGACGTGCTTCGCAGAGGCCAGCATCGACCCGAGGTTCGACGAGT